CGGGAGGGGGCTTTGCCCTCTCCCACTGGAGGCTAATTCAATGAAAAAGTTCAACCCAGCCGAAGGCACCAGATTCCAGCGCCTGTTGAGCGTCACGATGTCAGGTGGCGCGCGGCGGCGTAAATCCCCGCGCTTGAATTTCTGGACAGATTGTTTGGGGTTCGTTTTGGTGATCGGCGTATTCGTTCTGATCTGGGTAGCAACGCCATGAGGCGGCAGCTACGAAACCGAATTAAAAAACTGGAGGCTAAAATGAAATCACCATTTGTTAATCCGCGCACTGGCGCGGTGCATTTTCCCAACGAGAAACGGCACTACGCAGATTGGAAATTATATTTAGATGAGGAACAGCCCGATGGAGCCGATAACCCTGTACATCGCTCTCTTGATTCTGCTGATTCTGCCCAACCTGTGACGCGGGGCGATTTCATTGAATCGACGCCGCTGCGTCAGCTTGAGCTAATTGCTAACGAGCTTGAAAAACTGCGCGGCTGGAGTGCAGAGCGAGAGATGGAGTTGGAGCGTGGGCTCGAAAGAAAACTGCTGCCTATGCAGATGGCACTAGCGGATGCGTTTAGCCTATCAGCTAACGAGCTGGAGAGTGTAGCCCAGAAAATCAGGTACGCCATCAGCGAGTGCTACAGCGCGTGGGGGAGGCAGTCCGATGAATAGCATCAGGACGGTTCCCTGCGGCGAGTGTGATGGCTATGGCTACCACGAAATCCAAATCGCTGTTGACGATTTCAAGGAGCGACTTTGCGAAGACTGCTGGGGCGAAGGCAAGCGTCCCGTAACGGAATTCCAAGCAGATGAAGTTTGATTTCAGCAACTACGATTCTGCACCCGGCGCTATGCGCTGGGACTGCGAGGCTCAGGGCTGCTTTAACAAAAAGCTCCGGCCCAAGATCGAGGAATTTCGTGATTGTTTTCCGGGCAAGATTTCGTTCGGCGACGTGGACGGCATCGTTGAACGGAACGGCGCGTTCCTGATGCTGGAGTGGAAGGGCGAAGGGGGAGCCGTTACCCGGGGCCAAGAAATTATGTACGAGCGGTTCTCCAAAATTAAAAACAGCGCCGTGATCGTTGTTGAGGGCGACGCCGAGACGATGGAGGTAACGGCCTATCAAATATTTTGGGAAGGCAATCTCAGGCCGAAAGTGGACTCCGATTTGGCGGGGCTGAAAACTAAGATCGAACAGTGGGTAGGAAAAACCAAATGGCTGAAATAATCCAGACGATGGGCGGAACGCTAACTTATACGGCGGGCAACCATCGCTATACATGGAACGGTGAGAAAGTTGATCTGAGCGTTAGTGGCGTAGCGGGTTCGTTCCCACTCAATTTCGGAGCAGCGTCGGGGTGGGCCGCGAAAGTAATCCGTGAGGAGCTAATCAACCAGTTCGATGACAGGAAAATGGTTGAGCCTAAGCCGCTGGGCCAGCGCGAGGATGTGGATCAGAGGGATCGCGCCGCCGGGTGCATCAGTCATATATTCAACGATGTGGCAGGCTGGGCGAAGGATATCTGTGCAGCCCCACGGCGGGCAACAAAACGCGCTGGCGACATCGGGACTGCCGTCCACAACTACGTCGAGTATCTGGCGCTGGGGCAGGAGCCGAATCTATCTGAAGATGAGGACATTGCATTGTGTCAGCGCCGTCTGGGAGACTGGTTCAAGCAGAACATCAAGGAAGTGATTGACGTCGAGCGCCGGTTGTACTCCCCGAAATGGGGCATTGCCGGAACGTGCGACATGACTGCGCGGCTGCATAACGGCGACGTTCACGTTTTGGATTGGAAGGGAGTGACGGACTTATCGGCGAGCCTCAAGCACGGCCACGTAGCCCAGCTGACAGCGTATCGCTCCATGCTGGAGGAAGCAGGCGAGCGCATAGATGGATGCACCTTGGTGCGGTTCAGCCGTAAAACAGGCGACGTTGATCCTGTGACGTTTAAGCATCACGAAGAAAATCTGGCAGCGTTCGAGGCCGCTTTGATGCTGGCGCGTTATGCGCCACACCCGGAAACATTCTTTTACCCAGCTTGGAAAGACGAAAATGTTTAGCGCGGCAGCGGTTTTAGCCTCTCGCTGCTGCGTCGGGGGCGCGGTGTCCAACCCCGCCGCGTCCCCACCCTTACAAAGAGGCTGTTATGCCGAATGATTATGAGGATTGGGACGTAGAGCGAGCAGCCATCATGGAATATGACGGCGAGGTGCCACGACACGAAGCCGAACAGCAGGCTCGAAGAATGGCGCTTATCATCAACCGAAGAATGGAGGAAACAATGGCGACAATGCAGGCGACGATCACGAATATCCAGCGGCCAAACGGCAAAGGCCCTCACACCCTTCACACATCAGGGGGCATGATTAAATGCTGGGACGAACACGCCGGTAAGTTCTTTGAGGGGAATACTTACGAATTCCCGTACTACGATAAAGAATATAACGGTGCCTCAGAACGGTATGTTGGCAAGGGCATCGTCAAGGAAGTTTCACGGGGCAATGGCTCTGAGGCCCCCATAGCGCCTCCTCTAGCGCCTGTAGCGCAGAATACGGTTAACCCATCCCCGAACACCCCAGTGGGCGTTGTGGGTGCCGCGCAGGGCAACAGGGAGCGTTCTATCCAAGCTCAGGCCATCATCAAGTCTGTGATCGCGGTTGGTGGCAGCGAGGTAGACGTTCAGAAGTGGATGGACTGCCACGACAAGATCGTGGCTGGAGAGCGTGTTGGCTGAATCGCCATTCTTCCATCTCGACGTGCCGGGGGTGCCGGTCCCGAAGGGACGCCCCCGCATGACTCGTGGAGGGCATGTTTACACGCCGCAGAAAACCCGCGACTACGAGGAACGGATACGAATGTCCACCAGAGTGTTCATGCTTGGACGCAAACCTACCGCACTGCCCTGCATCGTCCACGTCGGCGTATTCTTCGAGCCGCCACGCGGTCTCAGCAAAAAGAAACGGGCGGAACTGTTCGAGACTGGGGCGTTCCACGCCATCAAACCAGACTTGGATAACGTGCTGAAGGCCGCGCTGGACGGGATTTGTGGCGAGACGATGGCAATTCTAGACGACAAGCAGATCGTAGAAATCTGCTCTTTCAAAACCTACGCCGAATCCGCTCGACTGAGCATTGACGTTTTCGAGGTTACGTCGGGCGTTGATCGCTTCACGGATCGCTGGAGAGCGTGGGAACAGGCGGACTTTCCAATATCACCAATCTAGGAGGTTAAAATGAAAAAAGAATATGACAAATACCCACATGCACGGCCTTGGCCCACAAATCCAGATTTCACTGAATATGCGATATTTGGCATGTCAATGCACGTTCGCGTCGAAAATTGTTTGCGCAATGCTGGCATAGACTCTCTTGATGAGTTGCTGCAATGGAAAGAATCCGAATTACGAAGGCTGCCGAATTTAGGCAGAATCGGCATGATATTTTTAACGGATTGCTTGGCGGCTGGAGGTTACAAACTAAAAGAGGAGGGTGAGTAAATGAGCCATCGAATCAAAATCAAAACGTGGCTGGAAAGCGGCAAAACTTTGACGCCAATTGACGCCTTGGAGCGTTTCGGGTGCTTCCGGCTGGCAGCGCGTATTGACGATCTACGCCGCGAAGGGCTGGAGATCGAAACCAAGTATCAGCACAAAGACGGCAAGCGGTTTGCGAGCTATGGGTTGGCAAGAGGATAACGCTGAAATCGGAGGGCTGGTATCGGGGGCAGACGGTTCGCGCAAATATCGCTGCCCCCGCTGCTCCGATCAGCGAAGGAACAAGGCAGATCGCAGCCTGTCCATCACGAGAAAAGGCAGCGAGGTAATGTGGTTTTGCCATCATTGTGAATGGCGAGGGGGGTTTGATGAGGCTAGATCAAGAAGTAATCCAGTGGGCTCTACGAAGAAAAATAAGCCCAGAAACACTGCGGGAAATGAAAGTTGGAGGCGAAATCATATCGTTTGGTGATTCAAATAAACTTTCAATCATATTTAATTATCTGGATAACGGCGGCGAGATCGTTAACTGGAAGGCCCGTAGCCTAAACGATAAGACGTTCCGGCAGTCACCGGGTGGCACCCAACAATTCTACAATCAGGCAGCGGTAATGGCTGGCCCACTGGATGAAGTGTACATCGTTGAAGGCGAGATGGACGCCCTGTCTCTGATTGAGGCCGGAGTTCCCGCGCACTCTGTCCTGTCAGTTGTGGGCGGTGCGCCAGCGAATGTAACCGAAAGCCCGGACGAGGCGAAGCGATACGAATATGTAGCGCAAGCTCGCGCAGCAGGGCTAGGCAACTGCAAGCGAATTATTTTAGCTACCGACAGCGATTCCCCCGGCAGAAACCTCCGCGCTGACTTAGCCTACTTATTAGGCGCAGCTCATTGTTTTTGGATTGATTGGCCGGAGGGAACGAAGGACGCCAACGATGCCTTGATGCAATGGGGCGCTGAAGCGCTAAGTCACTATCTGCGCGAAAGCGTCCAGCAGTATCCCGTGGAAGGTATCTACCGGCTGTCGGAGATACCAGAGCCACCGACGCTAACGCTATGGCGGGGCTGGCCGGAGTGGGAAGGAAAATTAAAACTTTCTCCTAGCCATTTGTCGATTATGAGCGGCTGGCCGGGCCACGGAAAAAGCCACCTCTCCCAGCAACTATGGGCACAGATCGTCCGGCGCTATGACATCCGCGTTGCCCTGATGTCGATGGAAACACGGGAAAAGCCATTCGTCAGGCGCAATCTGCGGAGCGCCTACTGGAGCAAGCTTGAAAACGAAATGTCGGAAGCTGAGAAGAAAGAGGCTGACGACTGGATCGAAGATCACTTTCTATTCCTCCACCATCCAAAGAACTCGCCCACTTTTGAGTGGCTATGCGAGATGATTAACTTGGCTTATGTCCGGCATGGGATCAGTGCGGCGTCTATTGATCCGTGGAATATGATCGTGCCGACTTTCAACAGAAATCAGCAAACCGAAACCGGCTGGATAGGCGAGTGCTTGGATCAATGTACTTATCTGGCTAAAGCCTGCAACCTTCACCTTCAGATTTTAGCGCACCCGGCGAAACCGATTGGTGCCGGTGTGCGGGAGCCGATTACCTACAGCAGCATCGCCGGATCACAGCACTGGGCGAACAAGGCCGATCAGGTGATGAGCATCCACAGGGATAAATTCACAGACGATTACGGACACCGCGACACGAACGCACGGCTGATTGTCCATAAGAGCCGCTACGAAGAATTAGGTTATCCATGCGAGATAGCCATGCGGCTGGCGCTCTCCAAGGGCGTCTTTGAATGTACGGAGTACCATCAGGCATGGCAGAGCTAAACCTATGAACATTCTTGAGGGCGCAGCCGAAGCCATCAAGGATCGCCACGGCAGACACGGTGACTATCGCCAGACACACCGACGCATCGCCCGTCTATGGAGTGCCTATCTGGATGTTGAGATTACGGAGACCGATGTCGCCCGAATGCAGATTCTTCTGAAGGTTGCCCGTTCCAAAGAGGGCGACGAGACAGACGAGGATCACGCCACGGACATGGCCGGATACGCCGATCTGTTGCAGAAGCTGGCGACATAAAAAAACCACCCGCCACGCAGCTTTATGGGACAGCGCATGGCGGGTGGAAGTCAGGGAGGTTACTACGCTGAGAATGCGAAGACTACGCCCGATAGCTTACGGGTTCAAGACTTTTCCCGCCGGGGCAATGTTTCACGTGTAACACCGCTCTTATCGATGCGCAGCGTCTGGTGGCGGTTTTCGTCGCCAACGTAGCTGACGTGAACCCAGCCGCTGGACGGTTCGCCAGAATAATATTCCAGAATCAACTGATCGAAATCGATCTCTTCGGCAATCCAGTAGTAGAGCGCCAGATTGTCGATGCCCGGTATCTCTATATCAGCCGCTTCGCCTCTGGCATGCTGGCTGCTGTCTTTACTGCCGACTGCGCGGTTGACTAGCAGTGATCGAAAGCCGGAATTGATAACGACAGGCTTCGCCCAGTGAACACGGATTGGCTCCAGAACTTTCTCGCACAGGGTTAACAGATTCTCCAGTTGTTTCGGCTCAGGCGAGTTGTCCAGCCCCCGCCGCAAAGCCGTCTGACTCTTCAGCATCTCGTCCAGCGTGAAGTGCGGCGTCAGATTCATTTTTTAATCGCGGCCCTTGCTTTACCCATCGCTCGATTGCCAAACCAGAAGCTCATAATGGCTGCGAACAGGGCTTGTGTTTCGCCATCCCACGCAACGTCCAGAGCACTCGTCCAGTCTATGCCTTCATTGGCGATCAGCGAGTAAACCATCCCGCCCTTGACGGCCAGAAAAGCCATCATGAACAGGTATGTGATGACGGGACGGACGCTGGCCTGCAACCCAACCACCCAGCCGCCTTTTGCTGCCAATGCCGTGTCGTGGGCATACAGCCCCTTCGTTTCGGCAATATCAGCTTCTGCGTCGAGTTCCGCGAGCTTCAGTTCTGAAAGCTGGGCGGCGTACTGGGCCTTGGCTTCCAGCATCGCCAGTTCTTGTTTGTTGGCTTGGGCTTTTGTGAAATAAGAAAGAACTTCGGGGATTATAGAACTTCCGAACCCAAGAACGCTGCCCAACAGGGTTAGGATTTACTTACCCTCAATTTACGCCGCCAATTCCCATAAAAACTTCTTTTGCAATGGATGTGTGTCTATGCGGGGCCTTGACTGTCTATTCCAACTATCGCCTCCTCGTTCTCCAATTAACTTCCAACCAGAGGCTCGAAGTGATGCCCCGCCTTCTTCTGGGAGAGTATAAGTCCCTATTGTTCTATACCCTAAAGCAAAACACGCCTTCGCGGCTGCTCCGTAAAGAAACGAACAAGCGTTTTTTGTGCCGTCGGTGCATAGTCGTGTAACCTCAAGTGTTTCCCCATCATCACGATGGCGGCTAACTGGTCTACCGACAATTACGACACCAACGACCAATCCATACTTTACTGCGCCTATACTATACTTATGGCCTATCACGGGAGAGTGATGACGATGGTGTTTATCTATAAAAGCATTCGCTTCTTCTAAAGATACAGCAATTCGATCAAGCACTTACTTGCCCTTCTTGCGCGAGACAGCGGCATCAGCGCCGAAGAACGCCATGATCACACCGGCCAGCGAGAGGTAAATCATTTCCGCTGCGGGTATCTGCGCGGCCCTTTCCGGCCAGATAAATGAGGCAGTGATCGTCAGCAAGATTGCCCCCATAGCGATGTAAGCCAAGCGTCGGCGGTTCTCCTGCCACGCCAGCTTATCGGGTACGCCGATGTCGTCGTCAGCCATTAGCTCATCTTCCTTAATGTCTTGGCTAGGATGGCTTCTTAGGCGGAACGCCTATGCCGCCGGGTGACACCGGTCCGCCCTTCCATACGGGAAGTGTTCTAGGGTCCACCGCCGCTGTTTTTTTCTTGCCATTTTCGTCCTGGCCCCTCAACCCCACACGAGTACTCGAAGGCACCCCAGAGGTTTCTTCTTTCCGTACTTTTCTCGTCTTTCTTTCCGTACTCATGAGATTTTCCTTAAAGTTTTAGCCAGATTTGCCCGGCGCTTGGTAGTCGCGCTGAACTTGGAGCCGGGTTTCTTCACAAGGTTCGCGAACTGATTAGTCGTCAGATTCTTCCCCTTATGGGTGCGGTTGTAACGATCCCGCTGCGCCGTGAAAGCTCCGGGCTTTTTAATCGCGCCCTTGATCCAGTTCTTTGCCATCCGTAACCTCCTAGGGCGTGAAGGTGCCCATGCTGCTGAAGTTGTCTGCGCTCTGGTTTGCGGCCAGCGCCTGGAGGGCATCGTTCAGATTGGTGTGGCTCGTAGACAGCTTGGTGTTGATGTAGCTAAGAAAACGCTCGTTGTACGTTCCAGCCGGTGCGCTGCGTGTCGTGAACAACGCAATCCAATCTTCGTCGTAAGTCCCGGTAGTTGAGGTAACCGCCCGGATCGATATCTGACGGGCCTCCTGATTGGTAGCCATTCCTACGTCCTGCGGAGTTTCATCCCGAAAGTGCCGCGCTTGTCAGCGCCGCGCTTTACGCGCCAGCCCTTGGAGCGGAACCCCATTTCGTTGCCTGCGCGGATATTTAACCCGCCGGGGTAGCGTTCGGCTTTTTGGATGCCCTTGTACGCACCCATTTGTCCGCGTGTCATCGGGCCGGGAAACCCTTTCTTCTTACTCGTCGCCATCTTCTTCCTCCTGTTCTGCGAGAATGATGTTCATCGAAAAGCTCCGTCTCTCGCCGTCCGATTTGAACGGATAGACAGTATGCAGCAGATCGGCAGGGAAAATAAAGAAATCCCCTACCTTTGGCCGCACCATGAACGCCGAGCGGTTCAAGAATGTCGGACTGCCATGCAGAAATTCTATGTGTCCTGCCGCCGGGTAATGATCTTTGTCGTCTTCTGCCCACTCTTCTTGAATGTCTTCCGGCATCTTTAGATAGCCCACGGCGGATAGCTCTGCGTTGGTGTGCAGATGGAGAGGATTGAAGTCTCCCGCCCGCTGCTGGACGTACCAAGCACTGTGGATCGTAACTGCTGGCTTGATGTCCGCGTGTATGGGCTTGCAATGCCGACTCGCGTAGTTGTCCACATAATTCAGAGCGATGTCCGTGAAGTATTTCCCGTAAGGTTCCAGCACCTCTGTGGGAATCAGGTTCTCAGCCTCTACGTTGCCGACGAGCTTATCGCTCCAGTCTGGGCCTTCCGTACCGCCGTCAATATCCGCGTTGAAAGCGTCGATGATTTCCGGCGGTAACGTCGCATGGCCGATAGCAGGGCCGAACGGCCTCATACAAATCACCTCGTCCGGGAAGCCTTCGCCCAACTCGTGGTAAACTAAGTGTTCAAGTTCGATCATGGATCACCGTTTTTGCCTATATTTTTTAGCTCTTCCTCTAATTCAGCGCGACGTTCTGCCCGTGTTCTCGGCCTCTCAAGCCGGGGCGCTATATTCCAGATCGTTCTGGCGACGGCATCATGCTCCAACAGGGATTGATCCAGAAGGCGAACCCTGTCTATCAGGCGAATAATCAACTGCTTCGCCTCGGTTATCTCGGCCCGCGTATCCCGCACCTCTTCGTCGATGTTCGATAGGCCCTTGTCTAGCTGGCTGTTGAAGTCCGTGGAAAACTTTACCAGAACCCAGCGGATGATCCACCACAACATATAGGCGGAAATCGCGCCTACCAATACAGGTATCCCGACAGTTTCGAGAAGTTTGGTGAATTGAGAAACGCTCATTCATTTGTCTAGATCACGGCTTCGTCGGCCATGAGATGTCGTCGGGATCGGAATTATCAGACGGAACATCACGCAACGCTTGGCGATAAGCTGTCATCTTGTCGATTACTCGTCGCCGTCTGGATCGGCGATCTGGATTTCCTGCGCTATGATCTCGTCATAATCGGCATTTCCAGCCACAGCAGGGATCACAGTTACACGCCCATCGATCTCGCAGCCTATCCGAGTTTTCTCCTCGTCAAGCCATCTTAAATTTTCCATCTTAAATCTCCGCTGAAACAGTGACGTAAGCGGTAGTGTTGTTCCAATTTGCCAACAGCGAGCCTTCACCTGCCGTCAAGCCTGAGCCAACTGTAAATTTAACTCGACATCCCGTCGGGTGTATCTCTTCCGCTGTCACGCCAGAAGTTTGAGCGTCTGCGCTTGCTCCGTGGGTGACGCCAAATTCCGTCGCACCGCTAAACGCTATCGTCGGAGTAGCCCGCTTTTCAGAATATCCATAGAACCCCGCTGCTATCGTCGTTGTGCGGTTGAAGGAATTTGCAAGTGGAGAATAGGTATTGCTGTTGATTCTTTTCTCGAAGTAATACTTGCAGATATCGAGTTCTTCCTCATACAGCCGAGGAATGAACGGCGTGGCTATTTGTCCCGGCTGGAATTTACAATTCGTGATTCCCAAGTAATTGCCTGTCGCCCCCGCTAAATTCTCGGAACCTGAGACGAAACTCTCGTTCGCATTATTCTCCCACGTTGCATCAGTCATTACCTGACCAGAACCGGCGTAAAGGCCAACTGATATATAACGACCAGCACTCGTCCCCGCATCAAACCTAGCGGTGCCGTCCTCTGGAATGCTGATACCGACACGTTGCCATGTGGCATCGGCTAGAATTGATACAGTGGTTCCGTACTGTCGCGCAGTACCGTCCAACGTATGGAAAGCCAACGTCACAGTGTAGGGCGCGTCCGGCGTGGCGAGAGCAACGATCATATCCAGATAAAAGACGCCATTCTCGAAAAACCCATCCGATCCAAGAAAACCCGCGTCAACCCCGTTATTGCCAAGAATCGACTGACGGATGTACTGCGCTTCACCACTGCCGGGGGATGCATCAGCCGTCGTATTTAAAAATTTAGTCCACGCACTTTTACCGTGAACGCCGCCATTGGTTTCCTTGCTGTACGTCCATCTCGCAGACGCACTTCCTACTACCTCCGCCTGCCAGCGATCCGTGAAGTGTGCTGTGGAAGCCCCCAGCCCTGTCGCTGTTACATGCCCATATTGCTGGACTTGCATGTTGGCATTTTCAACCATGTTGTATTCATAAGCCACGTTGGCGTGGCTAATCAGGTGCCAGTTGGAGCCGTCGCAAATTAGCGTAGCTTCCGAATGCTCGTTACGGAGTTTCAGATCAAGCAAGCCATCGATTGTCTCGGTGCTGTTCGGGTTGATCGTGATCATAAATTTAGTTGCGTCGCTCTTTTTCAGAGTAACCGTGAAGCCGTCACCAAGCGTTCCAGCCGCCGTAAGCGCCACAGCGTAATCTGCGGAAGCGGCGGAGCATAAGATCGTAGAACCCGCGTCTCCTGCGATGACAGTATATGCTGCCGTTTTCGCGGATGTAGCCGCCGCCGGAGCGCCAGACGATGCCGTGGTAGCTACCTGACTCGTCATTTGGAAGTTGGTGCCGTCGTAAACCACCGTGACGATGGAGCCGCTTTCGATATCGCCAGACGCAATATCCTGATCGTGCAGCTTCTTGATGGCCTTGGTGCCAAGCCCATTGACATTCAACGTCGAGGCCGTGGTGCTTGCGGAGCCGGATTTAAAGGTAATCTTCTGCCCTGACGCATAGGCTGTTATCGCAGGACTCAGCGCGATTACATGCGCGTTAGCCGTCCCGGTATCTGTAGCTTGATACGCGGGGCCGTTGCTCTGAATCTGGTTAACGGTGGCAGCGTCCGTCTTGGCTGTGCCGTCCGCCAGCAGCGTGATGCGCTGACTGCCTAAATCCAGATTGCCCGTGGCAGCATTGCTCCCGCTCTTCTCAAGCGTGGAGTTGATGCCATCGGCCAAGTCCTGATCGTGGGTATCGTGCCTTGTCGCCAGAATCTTGGTTCCGGCATCGCGGTCCTGCACCCACAGCGTTGCTCCGGTGTGGACACCGTTCGTTCTTGTAAAAGCCCCACCGCTCCAAGGCATTATCTTGTCTCCCCTTGCCGCTCAATAGTTGGCTGTGTGAGTCTGAGGCGCAGAATATTTGAAAGAATTTCCGAAGAACTAGGCTGCGCTTCGCGGCTTGTACGCCCGACTTGAAAAGCCGCAGGAGCAGCGCGAGCAGCACCCCTAACAGGAGCGCCAAGATACGGAGATGCTTTCCCAGCATAATACGCAGCCTCGCCAACAACTCTTGGCATCGTAGCCGGGTATAAACCTGCTAATGCTAGGCTTCCTGTTGCAGCAGCGGCTCCCAATAGTCCCATTTGCGATATATTACCTAGCCCTCGGCTTCTCATCGGAGCAAGAGTAACGCCAGCAGCTTGTTCCAATAACCGTTCTCCACCAGCCGCTGAAGCTAACGTATCGGCAAGCTCTCCCCGATAGCCGTAAGCGGTATCAACATTGTCACGCATAATAGAAGTTAATTTTCGGACTTGAGAGTCAATCCTGCCGCGCTTGCCTTTTTTGCCCATATTAAACGAATTTTCGATCTCTGTTATCAGATCGGTTGCCTGTTCGTACTCCTTCATCGTTTTAGCATACGCCGGGTCTTGCTTGACAATCGTTCTGCGAACAGAGCCGTAAACTTCGCTCGCTAAATTCCATGAAGTAGGATTATCGCCAATATTGATTTGATCCCGCACTTCACCAATAGCTTGCTTCAGCTTATCTAAATCAATCGCTGTAAGAACTTCATCCCCGTCGACACCCCTAAAATCTTCTATGATTTCTTGTATTTCTTCCAGAGTTTGAGATGGCTTATCCCCCCGTATCTTGACACGCCGCCCGGATGGTAGCTGATGTGTGCCTTCCGTACTCATTTCTGACACTACTTTATCCACGTCATCCAAGCTGAGTGGCGTTTGATCTTTGCCCAGCCTTTCCATACCCTGTAAGTAGGCGGCTCTTCTTTCGTTCCGCAAACTGTTCAAGGCGTTACGAGCGGATTCAACCAAGTCAGTTATCGGGGCCTTACCTCTTACATTATCCAGAAAAGCCTGTGCTTTTTCACCACCAGCGCGGCCAGCTTGAAAGGCAACCTGTATCGGCTTTGCGCCAACGCCTGTAGCACCTCCAAGTGTACTCGATAGAACTTGTCCGCCTGCTTTAGTCGCTCCGGCTATCGTAGCTGTTATAGGATCGGCTAACCGAGCCACTTTCCCGGCTTTTTGGCCCGCTTCTATTGCTTTGCCCGATATCTTTGCAACTTTCCCCGCTTTTGTTAAAGCACCAACTCCGCCCGTAGCCACTAAAGATAGATCGGCAAGAAAACCAGCCGGATCAGTGGCAATTGTGCGTTTGATGTTTTCCAATCCACCATACCGATCTGCGAAAAACTCTCCGACACGTCGCGCTGTTTCTTCGTTTCCCTGTTCACCGGGAATGGCTAACTGCACCACACCTTTGCCAAGCTCGTATAATGATTCAGCGGTGCCAACTGGATCAAGAAATGGCTGTATGACATCCGTGCCCAACTGCGCGAAGCTGCTTGGGAAATTAGTTATTGCTCCTGTAACTACATCCCCTGCGCTTAGTTCTGGCTGCATATCAGCCGCATTTGCCCCGGATGCCCCCGCAGCAACTAATGCGTTCGATAATTCGTTTGTTGTCAAACCCGCCATGAACTTAAACCTCTTTGGGATTATCTTTTCTGTATTGATGGAATAGGAATAGGAAATGTTTGCGCTTTATTTGACTTTTCCAGTGGCGCGAGCATCCCAAGGTATCTCATTCGTTTTTCTATTTTTGCTGCTGCTTCTGGGTTTTTCAATAGCGTATTCCATTCATCCGATAGGCTGCCGTCTGGACGTACAAAGGATTTGAAATAATCGGCTGTCCATTGTTCTATGGGAGCTTTGGCCACTTTCGATACTTCTTGGAGTACTTCTTCAACAACATTACTCACATCAACTTTTCCGGTGAACCCTTTTAGGGTTCCATCATGTTCGTCAAAATATTTTATAGCAGCCAATTTATAATCTAGCTGCTTCGACATTTGGTTAGCCAGTCGCTCCAATCGAACTAAATTTAGTTCTTCTGATAGATACGGATTATAGGCCCGTGCTATAAGCCTTGTTCCTTCTTTTTCTGTAAATTGAGGGCCAAGAATGACGCGCAGATTTCTCTGCACCACTTCCTCAACAATTTCCATCGCATTCAATGCATCGGGATTTTGAATAGACATAGCCGGACGCATTTCCGCCAAAACACCAACAAGGGGGCCTGTTAAATTCTCATCACTCTTGCCGTCAACAACATCACGGAGTCTGCTTACAACAGATAGAATTTTTGCTTTGTTCGATTCTACGTCAGCAAGATCACCTGACGCCCTCAGTTTTCCCACCGCATTACCGAACGATTCGTCAATTTTGCGCTGTCCCGGCGTGCCCTTTAATTCAATCTCTGCTGCTAGCTCTGATGTTTTTTTCGAGCCGTAATCTATGAGCGGAGATGGCTCAAATGTTGGGTTTCCAGTTGTGTTGCCTAGAATATCTATGGGCACATATGCCGCTTTGCCGCTAGGCGTCGTAATCACCTTATAGTCGGCTGTCTTAAGCTCTGTCGGTAGGTTGGTTGATAATTCTCTAAACCTTTGCACCATTGCTGGATCAGCGTTTTCGCCCGCTGTCTTAATTTTATAATATAAACCAGTCGCTTCCCTTAAATTATTCGCTCGGTCTGTCGTCAGTTTCGTCGTGCTAATTTTCTGTTTTGCAATCTCAAATAGCAGAGGATCAGCCCCAGCGTCTATCGTCATTTCCGGCGTTATTGCTGTTGCCCCGGCATATTTTCCCATGCTTTGCGATACAGTCGGAACTGAAGGGAATATCGCTTGCTTTGCGCGGCTCAGAAACCCGGTAGGCTGTGGCGCAGCGGGAGCGGTTGCAGTCGGGACTGTTCCGCCAAATAAAACTTGTGATATTGCACGCTGTGCTGCTTTTTGCTGATTTTCTAGTCTTTTAGCTTCAGCGCCTGCTTGCCCTGCCAGATAACCTTGCCCAAGCTGTCCCAAAAAATTAAAGTTGGGCTGTGCATACGGGTTAGTGCCTAAGCCGGGTTGTGCACCCAACACATTCGCCAACAAATTCTTTCTGTATGTTTGCTGCCTAGCAATGGCTGGGTTAACAGTGAAAACCATAATTATCCTCGATTATGTAAATAGGCTGGGATTACCCAGAAGAGAACCGCCTACTGTCCCGACTAAATTACGATTGGCTTGCACATTCTGCGCAGCGCCTTGGAACCTAGCCAGCCTGTCGGCCTGTGAAGCTGCCGCAAGCGCACCCAGATCAACAGGTGGCGGCCCCGCTACAGGGGCAAGTGGCCCCGGCCCTTGTGCTGCTGCTTGCGTAAACGGCGTCCTGCCTGTCAGCAATGCAGAAAGCTCCGTCAAAGGTTGTTGACGCTCACGCAGACGTTCGGCAATAGCACGATCTCTGGCTTGTTGCGCGAGCGCATACTGATTCTGGGCTTCTGCAATTTGCTGCGCCCTCTGGCCCGTCGCTACATCAAACTCAGTGCCCAATTCCTGTAGCTGCTGTCCACGGCCCTGCAATATGTTTCCGAGTATGTTGGATTGCAGCGTTTGGCCTTGGAATACGGATTGGCTTGCCAGATCGGCCAATTGATCGTTCTTCTGCTGGCGGAATAGCTCAAGCTCTTGATTAAAGGCATCAGAGCCTTCCGGTATGCCAGTGTTGATTAGCTGCGTCCGTAACGCCGTTTCTGCCCTGTCAAACTGCGGGTTCAGACGCGCCGTGGCCCTGTTGAAGAACTCGTCAGCCGCACCCGTCGTGTAGGTGTTGAGATCAGAGTATCCCGGCAGTTGATAGCTCGCATCGGCTGTTGAATAGGTTGGCTGATCCCCGAACTGGCCGTAGGTGAACGGCGCTGGCTCTCCCGGCAGTCCGGCGAGATTAAACGCACTCCTGTCGACTTGGCCCAGACGCTCCCCTGCCAGTCCTTGCAGCCCTGCCTGTATCTCTGCTTCTTGGCCTCGGATAGCTTCATATTCCGGCGCGAGCGCGTAAGTTCCCAGAAACTTATCCGGCGAGGTTTCGCGGAATGTCGTCGTGCTGTAAGGCGTAACCAGATCAGGCCGTGACAACTGCGTCTGAAGCCGCGCAGCTTCACGATCAACTTGCTGTTGATCCTGTCTAAGCTGCCCGTAGTTTATGGGAGGTGGTGGCTTAGGGCTGCTGAATAAATCTTTAATGAAGCCCATAACCTAGCTCCTTTCTTAAAAGCACCGCTGTCCGTTTGTAATCAGTCAATTCACGCTCCCAGCCGGGGCGTCCGATAATCTCTAAAAACCGGAAGTTCCGCGCCTTGGCAAAGTCACAGATTTCTTCTTCTATCTGTTTAAGCTCCTGAAGGTTACCCCCCGCCAGTCCGATTCTCAGTGAATCGCCAAAATCGCATGTCACGGCGGCAGATTCGAGTCCCTCAAACAGCGTGAACATGCCTTCATCCAAACCCTGCTGGACTTCTTCGCGATCCAAGCACTCGAACCCTTCTGTAGCGGGTTCCAGCAAGTCCCAAATGTAGTCGCTCATCATAAGCCAACACCAATTTCATAACGGACATCCGTTGCCAGCCATCTTACGGACTGCTGGGTGGTACTGGTTCTAACACGCACGGCGGCGTTCCAGCCAATGTCAGCAACGCTGAACCACGCCTGCTGGGTTGTGATGGGTGCGCCCCACGTTGCCACATCCCACGTTGCCACATCCCATGCTGAAGCAATGGATGATGTCGTGCTTGGCACGAAAGTCGTAGTTCCGTCACGGAAGTCGGTATCGAAGCCTATACTTACCTCTAGATCGGCATCGCTCGCCATAACAGGACGGATTGCCGTATATCGTTTTGGGCCATTTCTGCCCCCAAAGTAGATAAACGCCGTCTTGGCGACTGCTTCTATGGCAGCACCGGCATCATCGGTTCCACTGTCGGCCTTGTGAACCTTGGTGTTGCCGCCAAAATAGAGATCGCTGTCGTGAATTACCCAGACGTATGCGTTCTGATCGGTAAATCGCGCCCATGATCCTGTTTCGAGGTTGACGACATACTGGATAAAATCCCCGCCTGATGACGCCGGGACATTGATCGCCGCATAGCCGCCTTTGGGATAGATGATCCCCTGCCATCCAAAGACATCTTTGAAGTTGACGACAGAATCGTTGTAGCTGTTGCTGATCTTGTCGCTGATAGCGCGGTTGGGCGCTGCCTCGCCGGTTCCGAGAACCTGTGTCATCGGCAGGATGCCGTTTTCCGTCACCAGATAGCAGTCCGAGCCGACTCGCAGCATACATCTGCGCCCGATTGGACGGCCAACCGTGTAAACGCCCACGAGGCTCCATTTCGTGGCATCACCCGGATCGGTGCCAGTGTACATGGCGATTTCGCCCTGATCCGTATAGAACAGGATATTGTCGTCCGGGCCGGAGCCGCCGTCTCGCGTCCATGTGCTGATCGCCATCAACTTGCCGCCCTTGGCGAACACACTGCCCAAATCGAAGGATGATACTGTCCCGGCAACGCTGTTCACGGGCAGATATCCGTATGTCAGGGTGTCAGTCAGAACGAAGAACAGCCGCTCTTTGTAGACTTCAACGTGGATAACATTGGCGGCGGTTATGCTGCTGAGAGTCGGCGTAGCCCATGCGGAGCCGTTCCAGTGGCGCGGGGCATCTTCCCCATTGCAGATAAACAGGAACGAGCCGCCCGAAGTTGTCATGTTCACCCACTGGAACTGGGCATTCGACAGGCTGGTAATGACGGCGGAGCCTACGGCACCGGCACTGGTTACATCGTAGACATTGGCACCGCTCGCCGCGAACATCGTGCTGGCGGTGCCGCTGTTATAAACCATCAGGCTCTGAACGGTGGACGGCAGTCCGGTGACATGATCGTCGTAACCATTACGCACTTGAACGTGAGAACGAGCCGGGAAGAAGTTATCCAAGCGGATAGCGTCGGTTTCCGGCAACAGATCAACCGAGTCGCGGGTGTTCAAGCCGCCAATAGGCGACGGCACCGCGTTGCTCTGGCCTGTCATGGAAATGGGTGAAGTCGCCACTAAGCTAATCCTACCCGTTGCCGCCCGGCCAGCACGTTGGCAGCTATCCGACGTCGTATTTCTTCTGGGGGAATGTAATATTCCTGTGCTGGTACTGTTTGCTCGCCGCGAGCAGCAACTTCATTAAGTGGCGCAATATTCGGGACAAACGCTATTTCTTGATTTCCGCCGTCTTGCGGGACGCTCGGCCCCTGTTCAGGGGCTGGCAATCCTCCAAAAAAGTTTGTCACTGGGGAAAGCGCACCGCTTATTTCGTCACCTATCGCTGTTCCTGCTCTTCCGATTGCGCCCGTAATTGGATCAGTAATGCCAGAAAGTTCCTCACCTATTGTGCTGCCGAGATTACCTACAGCATCAACTACATCTTCAAACCCCATGCTTCGCAGTGCATCTCCCAGCATGGGGCCAAACCCCGGCGACCGGTAGCCCTCATACTGCGCGTGAGGGCTGCGACGGTTGATCATGTTTACGCCCATCATAAATGTAGGGCTAACAAGGCCACCAATTCCGTAAACAGCGTTGGCAAATTGTGGGTTGTAACGAGCGTTGAGAAAGCTGACGCGCAAATCATGTGCAGTAGGATTGGTTGCGTTGACGGAATAACCGCCTTCTTCAGTAACGCTGTTAATAGCTGCTAAATCAGCAAAAGACATTCCCTCTTCAATAGCCATATAACCGGGGCTAAAAAATCCTAAACCATCATCGCTTATATCGTTTCTTGCGTTTTGAACGCCGATTTCAGTAATATTCCCGTAATCATCGAAATTTTCTGGGTTATTTCTATAGCCCTCCATTGACGTATTCCTCTGACTAGAAGGAATATTTCCATAAGATGGAGGGGTGTTTCCAATAAACGTACCGGGCGGCTCTTCACCGACAGCATACCCGTATGCTTGTTCTTCGGCTGCTTGTGTTGCTGCTTGTGATATTGCATCCTCAAGACCAGTAATAGAAGGCGCAGCAAACATATCGTCCAAGCTGTGCGCTAGCCCTTCGGTCCCCGCTTGTCTTTGTGCATGTTCAGCCGCTGCCATTCCTCGTTCTGCTGGTGAACTCCATCCAGTTCCGCCCATTTCATGGCCCGCTGAACCAAGCCCTCCTGTCGGGCCTGTTGGATTTGAAATACCCGGATCATCAAAACCAGCTTCTTGAAAGCTGGGGATGCCGTTAGCCATATACTGCCCCCCGCCGGGAGCAACGCCCCCGCCGGAAGCGCGTAATTGTCGGCCCTCCTGTGGCGTGATATAGGCAGCAGAATGCCCCGGCGGTGCGCCTCTGTTCAGCGTCCGTGCGAGCATTTCGCCATATAGATCCGGCATCGAGCTTTCCTAGTACGGAGAGGCTTTGCCACCAGCAGTGCGTGGATTTTTATTGCCTTTGATATTCCCGCCCTTGGTGGACGCAGCGGTGATATTATCCGTTGGGCCTGCCGGGTTGAACGCTCCGTAGGTGCGTTTTTCAGGCTTTTGAACAGTGGTGCTATCGTAAGGAGACGCGCGTCCTGCTGTTCTGGCCCCCGACTTGGCCTTGTAAGCAATTCCACCAAAATTCGGCATTTCAATCTCCTTTACAGGCCGTAATTACCTTCCGGCACGTTGAGCGCAAGAATAGCCCTGTTCGGGCCACCCATACGCAGAATAGGCTTCGCTCCATCATGCCCGCTGTATTCTTCCACACGAGCCTGATATTCCATGAACTGCTGCTGAAACGGTAATCCCTTGATTTTAAGAAAGCGCCAGACGACACCCAGAATAACCAGTTCCTCTTCCAGAACGGTAGTCTGCGAGTCGCCGCTGAACTTGTCCGCATTGGCGGTAGAGCCACCGGACGTATCCACCCAGTACTTGGAAACGTATTCAAACTTCACGGATTCCCCTGCCGTGGGCGTCGGGTGCATGAGCAGCAACCCGCCACGAATGCGGAAATAGTTGGTGATGCCGCCGCTGACAACAGCCAGAATACGCTGCCATTCGGAGTCTGTGATCGGGCCGTAATAGGTTCTGTCCGTCGTGCGGTTCCACATCGTGTTGTTGCTGAAGCGCCCGAAGTCGCTCGCAATCGAAACCATCGTGCCCTGACTTTCAGCAGCCAGAGTCGTATGGCTTCCCTCTTTGATCAAAATCTCCCACTTGTACCGCTGCACTTGGGCGCGGCCTTCCTGATTCGCACAAGCCTCAAGCTGGATAACAGACGTATCCGTTGATGCAGTTACAGCATCAGGCGCAGTTATCCCGATAATCTTTGCGGCGTCTTGGCAAATCGTGAGCAGCGTCATCCAACAGCCTGCCTTGGTGTATGTCCAGCCTGATCAGCAAGATGATCGCGGGCCTGTTTTCGTAAATCCACCGTCCCGGCACCCAGACTGCTGACGCTGGCGTCTGACAGTTCTGCCAGTTGTTCGATGGTATT